GTCAGTCTGTTTAACTGATGTTCCTGGCGGGACTTGAAGGTTCGACTCCTTCCCTCACAGTTTTAAAGTAATATTTATGAACTACAAAAAAACAGAACCAGCAAAATCATTTAATGGTATTAGTGTTTACTTATTGCGTGGTGCATTAGGTTCTCATTATATGAAAGACTGGACATTAGAGCAGATAAAAGAGTATGAAGACTGGGTAAGTATAAACACGTAGGCATTTATATTTGTTAACTTCAACACAATTTATGTTGATTCTCTAACTAAATATTAGTAGAATTGGAGAACAAGATGTACCCAAATCTTTGTTATGAATGTTCATCTAGTAAACTGTAATGCATGGAGAATCAATTATGCATAATCTAGTTTCACGTAGCCAATTGAGTGGTTGGAATTTTTCAGAAATTATTGCTGAAGAAGAAGATCGAATTAATGACTACTATTCTTGTCTAATCGAATGCATAGACGATTCTGCATCCTGTAAACGAATCTGTAAGGAGGTTCTTATCACGTAAACATAACAGGAAAACGATATGCATAGTAGGAATAAAGTAAAGGAAATAAGTGGAGGGCATAGAGGCCCTCCTTTTTGTTGCCTAAATAATTAAAAAAAGTTGCAATGGCTAACTGGTATACCGATCAACTAGATAATAGAAATTTTCTTTCACCTATTGGGTTTCTTTTTCTAATAGAAAAAGCAAAGAAGGTTTCTTTTTTATGTCAAAAAGCATCTATCCCTACGTTATCTTTAGGGAAAGTTGAGATACCAACAGCAGGTAGAGTAAGTATTCCTATAGAAGGTAATGTAGAGTATGGTGATTTAGAAGTAGATTTTATAGTTGATGAAGATTTAAGAAATTATATGGAGATCCATAATTGGATACGTGCTTTAGGAGTACCATCTGATATTGGTGATAGAGATACATGGATTGATACTTGGAGTAGAGGTGATGCTCGTAAAACTGCTGCAGATAGTGCTAAGTATTCTGATGCTACTTTACAAGTTTTGAATAATAATAATTTAACTAACTTTGAAGTTATATTTGAAAATATATTCCCTACTCAATTATCAACAATGGACTTTGATGTTACTGGTGGTGATAATGATTTTATGGTTGCTACAGCAACTTTTAGTTATACTTTATTTGAAGTTAGAAATACAAATTCTAGTAATAGAAGATAGATACTTGACAAATTTTTAGATTTGTGCTAGTGTTCTAAGGTCTATACATATTGTGGTATGGGAGGTAAATCCAATGGGATTAAGAAAAGGTGATAATCCAAGGGAAGAACCCACTACAGAATGGGATGATTCTAACTGGAGAGAAGAATATAAAGCATACACAAGTAATGCAAAAGAACTTGACTTACTAGAGAATGGACCTAAGAGTCTATCTCAATCATGGTATCTTGGTGCATTGCGTCAGAAGTGGATGAAGATTAAAGGATACAAATATCCAGATCCACCTGATGTATCATCATCAATGAAAGAATTTTTTGAAAAAACTAAAGATCAAGGTATATGATATTCTGGATTGGATTTACTGTAATGTTCCTCAATGAGGGATTTGTTATGATGCGACACGTATCTCCGTGGTTTGCAAAAAGAAGACAAAAATTTATTGATAAGTATGGTGCAAATGTATGGTATAGATTTCATGGTACTTTAGATTATCTTTGGATGGGACTTGTAACTATTGGATTAATAGTTAATACTCCAAGATTATTACATGCATTAGTATTAGCAACCTTTTGGGTTCTTGCTTGGTTAATATTTTATCTACCAAGATGGATTAGAAAATAATGAATTTAGAAACTCTTCAAGATCTATGGAAGACTGATAGTGTTATAGATCCTGATAAGTATGGTGAGGAATCTGTAAGAATTCCTCAACTTCATATGCGTTATATGGAATTTTATAATACATTTTCTCTAATGAAAAAAGATAGAGAAAGTGAAATGAGAGGATTAATTAAATCAAAATGGGTATACTATAAAGGAAAAGCACCTGCAACAGTATACAGAGATACACCATTTGATTTTAAATTAACTACTAAAGAAGAGATTAATATGTTCATTGAAGCAGATGAAGATGTTAGAAAACTTCAATTGAAAATCGACTATATAGAACAAGTGATCTTCTTTCTTGATGGTGTTTTACGACAGATACAAAGTCGTAATTATCAGATTAAAAATGCTATTGAGTGGGAGCGTTTTCAAAGTGGTATGTAATGAAATACGGTGAACCATATAAAATAGTAAAATTTTCAGACCCTTCAATGTCAGTAGTTAGATCTGCTATATCTAACACAAATTTAAAATGGAATGAGGGTAAGTTACAGGAAGGTAATAATAATTCTAGAAAATCTGAAGTAGCATGGATTAAAGATCCTCAACTTTTAAGTATGCTTTTCAGCATGGCACGTAAGATGAATATTGCATCTGGGTGGTATTTAAATTTAACTGGTGTTGAACCAGTACAATTTGGTATATATTCTGAAGGTGGATTTTATGATTGGCATGTTGACCAACATAAAGCACCTAACAAAGGATTGGTTAGAAAACTTAGTATGTCACTTTTTTTAACTGATCCAGAAGAGTATCAAAGTGGGGAGTTTGATTTAGAAATATATAAACCAGGGATTGAGCCAAGGTTTAAAGATTTTAAATTGAGTAAAGGTAGTGCACTCTTTTTTCAAGCTGACCAATGGCATAGGGTTAGACCTATCAGTTCTGGATTGAGAAAATCTATTGTAGCATGGTTTTATGGACCTCCTTATACGTAAGAAGAATGAAGTCTATTTAAAAGTTGAAGCAGAGCCTCATCTTCACAAAGAGGCAGCAGAATTTTTTACCTTTGAGATTGATAATGCAAAATATATGCAGAAGACTCGAAGGTATAAAGGATGGGATGGTAAATTACGTTTATACTCACCTGCTACTGGTGAAATTTATTGCGGTTTAATAGATTATCTAACTGCATGGGCAAAGGACCGAGGGTATCAATATCAGGTTTTGGAAAGTCAACACTTTGGTCTTCCCAAGGATCAGAATGAACTTGTAACTCCTCAATCTGTAGTTGGATTTGTTCGGGCATTGGGTCTGCCTTCGGGATTAAAGGTTCGGGACTACCAATATTCAGCAATATACGAGTCCCTACGATACAACAGACGGCTCCTATTGTCCCCAACTGCAAGCGGGAAAAGCCTAATGATTTATGCATTGGTTCGTTTCCATGTTAATGTTAAAAGGAATGTACTTATTATAGTACCAACTACGTCTCTTGTCGAGCAAATGTATAAAGACTTTAGAGACTATGGTTGGATGGTATCTGATCACTGCCATAAGATATATGCAGGAGAAGACAAATACACTGATCATGATGTAGTAATTTCAACTTGGCAATCTATTTACAAACAACCTCGCAAATGGTTTGAAAGATTTGATGTAGTAATAGGTGATGAAGCACATCTTTTTAAAGCTAAATCACTAACTACTATTATGAATAAATTACATGGATGTAAATATCGTATTGGATTTACAGGAACATTAGATGGATCTAACTGTAATCAATTAGTATTAGAAGGTGTATTTGGTAGATGTTCTCAAGTAACTAAAACTAAAAAATTAATGCAACAAGGACATGTTGCTAAATTAAAAGTTAATATTATAATACTTAAGCATAAGGAACATATCTTTGAAGGGTATCAAGATGAAATAGAATACCTAATTGAGCATGAACCTAGAAATAAATTTATTCGTAATCTTGCTTGTGATTTAAAAGGTAATACATTAGTTCTCTTTAACTATGTAGATCGTCATGGACTACCTTTGTATGAGATGATAAATAGTTACACAGACAAATCAGTCCATTTAGTTTATGGTGGGGTGGATGTCGATGACAGAGAACAAATTAGGAGACTAGTTGAGAATGAGAATGATCAAATTATTGTTGCCAGTTATGGCACTTTCAGCACTGGCATCAATATTAAACGGTTGCACAACGTCGTCTTCGCCAGTCCCTCAAAGTCCAGAGTACGAAACCTTCAGTCAATAGGTAGAGTTCTTAGAAAGGGTAAAGATAAAGTGAAGGCAACTCTTTATGATATTGCTGATGATATCTCTACTGATCATGGGAATAATTATACTTACAAACATCTAAAAGAAAGAATAAAAATATACAAAGAAGAAGATTTTAATTATGAAATTGTAAACATCAAGGTTAAAAATGATTAACTATGCCAAACACGATGAAGAATTCCACGCAGTGTTTAAACTGTTGAGTGGGGATGAAGTGCTTGGTAAAACTATATTAACAGAAGATAATGGTGAAACATTAGCATTTGTACAAGATCCTGTATGTGTAGAAATCTTTAACAAAGATATGAAAGATGATAATAAAGTGATGCGGGGGATGGCATTTAATAAATGGATGCAGTTAGCAGAAGAAGAATTTTATATTATTCGTGAAAAGGATATTATAGCTGTTGCTTCTATGAATAAAGATGTAATGATAATGTATAATGCGTTTATAACAGGAACTGAAATATCAGAAGAAAGAAGAAAGCAAGCAGAGATAGCAATCAAAAATCAACAAGGATACATAGGAAATATTGAGGACGCTAGAAAACTATTTGAAAAAATATATAAAATATAATATCACCCTTAACCCTTAGCAGTGTTATTCTATACAAAATTTTACTAGTTGTCAAGTTTGTCACCTTGTCACCTTGCAAGTCTCTTTATTTTGTGTTACAATAACAGCATCAGCAAGAAAAATATATGAGGAAAGCTGCAAATAAAAAGAAACAACACTATGTTGATAACCAAGAGTTTCTTGCTGCTATTATTAAATATAAAGAGCAAGTACGTATAGCAGAAGAAAGAGGTAAACCAAAACCTCGTGTCAATAATTATATTGGTGGATGTTTTTTAAAGATAGCAAATCATTTATCATACAGACCTAACTTCATTAACTACATGTATAAAGATGATATGGTTTGTGATGGTATAGAAAACTGTATACAATACATTGATAATTTTGATCCAACTAAATCTAAAAATCCTTTTGCTTATTTTACACAGATAGTTTACTATGCATTCCTAAGACGTATTGCTAAAGAAAAACGTCAGATGGATATTAAGGATAAAATTTTAGAGAAGTCGGGATACGATCATGTGTTCTCGGTTGACGGAGATCAAGATTCAGAGTATAATGCTATTAAGTCACGTGTAGAAATGAACACCAAACGATGAAGGTACTCCTAATAACGGATCAACATTTTGGTGTTCGTAATGATAATCAACATTTATTGAGTCATTATAAAAGGTTTTATGATAAGATTGTTATTCCTTATCTTAAAGCCTCTGGTATAAAAGAAATAATAAATTTAGGTGATACCTTTGATAAGAGAAGACAGATTAATTTCATGTCTTTAGATGCTGCAAAGGAAATGTGGTTTGATCCTATTAGGGATCTTG